ACTCCAAATCACGGTTGGGTAGCACATAATGTCTATGCTTATTCTTCCGGTCAGTTTCAATCAGCAACTCTCGCTAACTAACATTTTTAAGTATAAACACTTATGAAAATGACTGAAAATCAATTAAAAATGCTTTTATAAATATACTTTCGTTTTTTATCTCTCTTGTTACTTGACAGTTACTCCGTGGTTGCTTGACAGTATCTGCGGAGTATATTCACTGATTATTTGTCACTTATTGCCTCTGATTACCTATGAATAAATGTGTGAACTTACTCTGAATAAAGATGTGAACTTATAGTGATCTTGGACCTCAGTCTATCACCACTCCGCAAAAATGTCAAGTCCCCCGCTATCAGAAATCCCACACAGAACGTCGCAAACTTATAAGGACTTCTGATAAATAGTCTGCGACAGATTGACAGTTTCTCTCAGTCAGTCTATAATTACAAAGTAACACTCCCATCCTTCCAACCATGCCTGCTATCTATCATCAAGCACAGAAGAGTAAGTATCGCATCACCTTGGAAATCGAAGCAATGAATGACTTCGACCCGCATAACATTCAGTGGGATAAGTTATTCAAGTTGGAAGGTTCAGAACATTGTGATGCTTATGTAGAGGACCTGAGTACACCTGACCGTTGGTAATCGCAGGTACTTAAAAGTTACTCAGCTGTTGATTGTACCAGTAGTGTAAGCAATCAACAAAAAACAAACAAACATGCTCACTCGCTCAGATCTTCTCACCGTTCGCGACTATTTCTCCGGAGATGAGTGGGACTTGATTGATGCTGCACTCAGTGAGTATCAGGACCACTTTGACACTGATGAGGATGCAATCGTGCTGAACACACTGCAAGGTAAACTCGCAGGTTTGTTCCGCATTGTAGACTGAGTATCGGGACTCTAAGTAACACAAACTCATCACTCTCTGATTATGCGCAAGATCGAAACTCTGATGAACAAAGCAATCGAGAACGGCAAGGATTGGTCACTCGATAACACAATGGTTCGGACAGTTGATGATGTCGCGCATGTCTATTTGTTCGGCAATCTGATCTCAAAGATCGGCGAAGGTTTCATCGAACTCTTCGACGGAGGTAAGCAATCAAAGACCACAAAGTCTCGCTTGAATGCTATTCTCGACGCGAACGGATTGCCGGGTGAGTATGTCTTCCAACGCAATTATCAGTGGTTCGTTAACTACAATGGATCACCAATTCCTTTCTTCTCAGGTATGCGTATGAACTGATAATTATCGGCGCTTTAAAGTTACTCAGCTGTTGATTGTACCAGTAGTGTAACCATCGCCTACACGCTTTTGATTCACACTGAAGAATTCACAAAGGCACTCTACAACCTTATCGATCTAAAAATTATTGATCTCGATGAATATCAAGGACTCATCGACAACTTTACTACCACGGAGGAATTAGACGCTTATCTGACAGCAAGAGAAGACGTGAGTTTCTAACACATAGTATCGGGGCATTGTTGACACTTTGCCCCTTATGTGTTAGACTTGCAGTATCGACAGTGTTGGGCGATCGTTGGCGTTGGTTGATGGCGGGCGTGTATAAAAAAACCTAACTACCCTAACCTACAACGGACCGAATTCGAGAGGTATATATAATTCAACTTTTGTTTTGATGTGGAGAAAAAAATTTTGCCCAGAAAAATTTTGCCCCAGAAGGTTTATCACATATACGCAAAGGATCAGTGCTTGTATCAGAATTTAACTGAGAAACAATTTAATAAGACATGGATAACCCTCAATGGTATGGTCGGCATTATGAAAACCGATTATGTGATTGAGGATTTGTCATATGAGGAGATAACAGTATCTGATTGACAGTGCATATATAAACTGTTATAATTGATATGAAGTTAATTCAAACTTATGGCTAAAGGATTTACTGTTAAGGCAAATGCCCCCACAGCACCTAAAGAGGAGGAGTGGGACTATGACGCGATTAAAGAGCGTATGAAAGGGAAGACGATTGTATTCTGTCTTCCAGGAAGAGGATGTTCGTATACCTTTCTAAAAAACTTTGTACAGATGTGTTTTGATCTGGTACAGAATGGAATGGCAATTCAGATCAGTCAAGATTATTCATCCATGGTGAACTTTGCACGATGTAAGTGTTTAGGTGCGAATGTTCTCCGTGGACCCAATCAGGTACCTTGGGACGGCAAACTGGAGTATGACTATCAACTGTGGATTGACAGTGATATTGTCTTTAACTCTCAGAAGTTCTGGCAACTTTGTGATCTTGCAGTTCCTGCTGAAGGTGAAGAGCGTGATATCACTGCTGGTTGGTATTGCACAGAAGACGGTCAAACATCTTCTGTTGCACACTGGTTGGACGAAGAGGACTTCCGTGGTAATGGTGGTGTCATGAATCATGAAACACTGGAGACTATGGCAAATCGTCAGAAACCATTCACTGTAGATTACACAGGTTTTGGATGGGTCATGATTAAGAATGGCGTATTTGAGAATAACAAAATGGCTTATCCATGGTTTGCGCCCAAAATGCAGGTATTCGAAAGTGGTGAAGTTCAGGACATGTGCGGCGAGGATGTCTCATTCTGTCTAGATGCAAAAGAAGCAGGTTATGAAATCTGGTGTGACCCACGCATTCGTGTCGGTCATGAAAAGACTCGTGTAATTTGAGGTAAAGACTTATGGCAATGCGTTCAAAGACCGGAGATCTGATTGTCCCATCTCCGAAAAACACTCGTCAAGGCGCGGGCAAGCATACCAAGTATGCCGCAACGTCTCGTAATAAGGCGCGAAAGCGTTATCGTGGCCAGGGAAAGAGTTAAATAAGAGAAGAGTTTATAAAATTTAATATATGTCTTGTTTAATCTCTAACTTACCTTCGGAAGAAGTATGGGTCCGGAAAGAGTATCTTACGGATCATCAGAGTGGACACGGACAGTTTGTAAAAGGCGTTTGGGTATCTGTTAAATCGATACCTGGACGTGCTTTTTATTTTGAGACATATTTGCCAGAGTATGCAGCGATGTATGATAAGTTGCCAATCTCCGCGTTTCTCTCGAAACCAAAGACACCAGATCCTGATATGAATCTTCCAAACCTACAATTTTGGAATTGTATGGATTATGGTGTAGTGACCGTGAACAAGAAATTCATAGGCTCGATGGACTTTGAGTGCTACACTAGAGATCATGGACCTCAGAGGGGATCCTACGTGTGTACCATAGACAATTATCATCATGATCCAGACTATGTTGACTATGCAACAAGTGAAAATCCTGCAGAACATAAGTCTCACAATCTGATTCAGTTAGATAACGGCCAGTTTTGCCTATATCCGAATAATAGATTAAGAATTTATGACAATAGTTTGACACCGGAGAAACCAAAGATACCAGACTTTAAAGTTTCTACACAATATTATCAGGTTGAACGTGGATATGATCGTCTTGGAATGGGAGATGAAGAAGAATATTTTTGGAAGACTTCGAAAGAAAGAGAAAATAAATAGTTTCCTGGGATAGAACCCCTAAAAAAGTTCTGATTTGTTCAAATCAGAGGAAAATCTCATGGCTAACTCGCCCGTAGACAAGAGTAAAGATTTTATCAAGTCTGGCATGACACTAATTACAGAACGTGCAAGTGATAGACATTTAGGGAAGTCAAAAAAAGTTGAAAAAAGTAAGATAAATAAGTCAGAATAATAATATTCCATGCCTCTAGAAAGGGTAAGTCAAGGTTTTAAAGACATAAGCATGTCGTTTCAGAGTAACCCTCTGAACAAAGATCTTCTTGCCATCAAAAATGAGAACGCAATTGCAAGATCAATTAAGAATATAGTGTTCACAGAACCCGGAGAAAAGTTTTTTAATCCAGATTTTGGATCTAAACTCTATTCGATTCTATTCGAGAACATTGATGATATCTCAGCAATTAAAATCAAAGATCAAATTGAGCAATCTATAAAAAACTTTGAACCTAGAGTTGATTTAGTTGAGGTTGAAGTGTTCCCAGATTTTGACAATAATGGTTTTGATGTGAAAATCACTTATAAAATCATAGGGGCTGACATTGCTCCACAAGAATTACAGTTTATCTTGCAACCAACCAGGTAAAAATGCCATTAGTTAACTTTTCAAACCTGGATTTTAATCAGGTAAAGACATCTTTAAGAGATTATTTAAAGTCAAATTCAAATTTCACTGATTATGACTTTGAGGGGTCGAATCTTTCGTCTATTCTTGATGTATGAGCATACAACACATACATCACTTCATATAATGCCAATATGGTTGCAAATGAAGTTTTCATCGATAGTGCAACTTTGAGAGAAAATGTTGTATCTTTAGCGAAAAATATAGGATATTTACCAAGATCTAGAAAGTCTGCGAGTGCTGTAATAAGTTTTTTTGTAGATACGGCAAATATTTCACCACCACCTGCTTCAATTACCCTTAGAAAAGGTCCAATAGCAGCAACTTCCTCAAAATTTGGAGGCAATTCCTTTGTTTTTTCAATAACAGAAGATATAACAGTACCAGTTTTCGATGGAATTGCATCCTTTGATGATATAATCATTCATGAGGGGATCCTTTTAACGTCAAATTTCACGTTTACCTCAAGAAATCCGAATCAAAGATTTATTTTACCAAATTCTGGCATCGATACAGACCTTATCAATGTTGCAGTCAAGAGTAATGAGCAATCCACGTCCAAAGTTAAGTACACACTAAAGGATAATTTGTTAGAGATCGGTTCAGATTCTAAAATTTTCTTTCTACAAGAGATTGAAAATGAAAGATATGAGATTTTCTTTGGTGATGGTATCTTTGGACATGCTTTGGAAGAGAGTAATTTCATAACAATTGATTATATTTCATCAAATGGAGATTCTTCTAATGGTGTCGGGCAGTTTTCTTTCTCTGGAAGACTCTCATATAATAGAAATGGGGTGGAATATACAGTAACAACAGGAGTTTCTCTCATAACTACTGTTTCACCATCCTCTGGAGGACAAAATATTGAAAGCGTAGAGTCGATTCGTAAGTTTGCACCCAAAATATACGCGACTCAGAACAGAGCTGTCACTTCTGATGACTATGAAACTCTAATTCCATCAAAAATTTACCCAGAAACAGAATCAATTTCGGTTTTTGGTGGAGAAGAGGTAGTTCCACCACAATATGGTAAGGTTTTTATAAGCATAAAACCAAGAACGGGCGATTTTCTATCAAATTTAGCAAAAGAAAACATAAAACTCAAATTAAAGAAGTATGCGGTTGCCGGAATTGTTCCAGAAATCTTAGATTTGAAGTATCTTTATGTCGAGATTGACTCAAAAGTCTATTATAACTCAAATTTAGCTCCAAATCCAGCTTATGTTTCCAGCATTGTTCAAAATAATGCAAATAAATACGCAGAATCGACGGAATTGAACAAATATGGCGCGAGATTAAAGTATAGTAAGTTTCTAAAAATAATAGATGACAGTCATGAGTCAATAACATCAAATATTACAACCGTAAACATTAGAAGAGACCTCAGAGTTGCTCTTAATACTATTGCAGAGTACTCAATTGGTTTTGGTAACGAATTTTATGTTAAATTTTCGGAAGGATTCAATATCAAAACATCTGCTTTTAGAATTAATGGATTTGCAGAGGATGTTTATATATCAGACCTTCCAGATTTTGACCGAAAAACGGGATCTTTATTCCTTTTCACCTTACCGACAGAAAATTCCCAAAATCCATCTATTATAAGAAGAAATATTGGCAGAATTGATTATGTAAGAGGCGTCATAACAATAAATCCGATTAATATAGTATCTGGAAAGATAAAAGATGGTCAAACTATTGTTGAAATATCTGTTTCTCCAAAATCTAACGATGTTGTTGGATTACAGGACCTTTATTTGCAACTAGATATTAATAATAGCAATTTTGAAACTATTGTTGACGATATTTCTTCGGGATTAGACCCATCTGCTTCCAGTTATATCGTATCTTCAAGTTATCCGGATGGAAATCTTGTTAGATCTGGTGGAAGATCTAATATAACTAACACAAGTACTCGGGGAGGAGATGTGCCGACAACAAATCAATCAATTTCTAATAGAACCACAAATCCCGGATCGAGATCTTCCGGATCATCATATTAAAGACGGATAGATAAAGAATATGTCAGAAAAAAGAATCCAATTTAATAATATTATTCAAAATCAATTACCAACCTATGTTAGGAACGATTTTCCCCTAATATCTGAGTTTTTGAGGCAATATTACATTGCTCAGGAATATCAAGGAGCACCTATTGATTTAATTCAAAATATTGACAAATATGTCAAGCTTGACAATATTACAAATCTGTCATATTCTGCAAAATTAGCATCTAACATTGATTTTGATGATACTGTCATCACGGTAGACGCTACAGAGTCATATACCGGAACAAATCAGTTTCCAGATTCATACGGTCTCTTAAAAATTGGAGATGAGATCATAACGTATACTGGAAAAACCGATTTTTCGTTTACTGGGTGCATTAGAGGATTTAGTGGCGTAGAATCATATAGAGGAGAGATAAATCCGGAAGAACTTGTATTCAGATCCACTGAAGCTTCTTCACACGAGTCTGGAGCAGAAATTATAAATTTAAGTTGCCTTTTTCTTAAGGAATTTTTGTCAAAAACAAAAATACAACTTATTCCAGGATTAGAAAACAGACAATTTTCTGAAAACCTAAATGAAAATGTCTTTATCAAGAATGCAAAAGATTTTTACTTGAGTAAAGGAACTGACAGAGGTTTTGAGATTTTATTTAAGGCATTATACAATGAAGACGTAAAGATTATTAGGCCATCGGAGTTTTTAACGACTCCATCGAACGCGCAATATAAAGTAACAGACAATCTTATTGTTGAACCTATAGATGGTAATCCAAATGATTTAAAAAATAGAACTTTATATCAAGGCAGTTATGGAAAAAACATAAACTATGCATATGCTCCTATCACGGATGTTGAGGAGATACGAGTTGGTGTTGGAGAAACTTATTACAATCTTAAGTTGGATGCTGGATATAATAGAGACATTGGCGTTAGAGGTGCGATATATGGTGAGTTTTCAGTATATCCCAAGACTCAAGTAATCGATCGTGTATCTTCCGGATCAACTGTTATAACCGTTGATTCTACTGTTGGGTTTGATTGTCCCGGTGAACTATACTTAACATATGATGATGAGTCTATTGGAATAGTTTCATATACATCAAAATCTTTGAATCAATTTTTTAACTGTACAAACGTATCTGGGACTATTTTAGATAAATCTATAGTCGGAATAAACACATTTGCCTATGCATCATTTGATGATCAAGAGATTAGAGTTAGGATCAATTCTGTTTTAAATGAGATAAACTTCTCAGATAATTCCAGATATTATGAAAGTGGAGATGTTGCTCAGATAAAAACACTTGGAGCATTGGATGATGGTCCATTGGCGAAAAATTGGTTTTACAATGTATCACCAATATACAAAGTAAATGATATTATTCTTGTAGATAGCTCCGACAATACATACAGAGTTAATCTGAATGTAGACCACTACTTTAAATTAGGAGACGTTGGGACAATTACTTCTAATGATGGAATATCAAAATCTTCGTCTATTATTGATATTCCATCGTCCAAATCGATTGTTATCAAAGGGCAAGGAAATCTTTCACTACTTAAAAGATATACATTCAAAAGAAACTTATTAAGATTATCATCCAACTTTTTTCCAGAATCATCTTTTTATACGACAAACGTACAAAATGTATATCAATCAAAAACTGATAGAGATGAATATATTATTGCATCACCATCTATTCCACACTATGAATCTCAACCGATAGAAACTTCAGATAGATCTGTTACATTTTCTGGTAGATTTTTTGGTGAAGAGTTAGAAATTTCTTCAGGAAGAGATCATGGATTCTATACGGGAGATGCTGTTTACTACGTCCCAGAAAAAATAATAACTACAACAACCGATGATGATGGACAGGAAGTAACAAATACCACAATCTCTTCATCACTTTTCAACGAAGATTCTGGTGGTGAAGGATTATATTTTGTAAAGAGAGTTTCCTCAACAAAAATAAAACTTTCTAGGAGTAGGACAAATATCTATAAATCAGAATTCATATCTATAGATTCTCCACTAACTGTAACTAACAATAGTATAAAACCATTTAAATTAAAGTCAAAGACTTTAGAATCGCAAAAAATATTCAGAAAAATCTCAAAACCAACAAACAATGGGTCCGTATTTAATACTGATCCAGGGTTTACTGGTATTTTAATTAATGGCGTGGAAATATTAAATTATAAGTCCAATGATTTTATTAATTATGGGAAGATTGATATGGTTGATATTTTATCGCCAGGATTTGATTATGATGTTATTAGTCCCCCTCCAGTGGTGGTAGAAGACCCTGTAGGGGTGGGTGCTGAGGGATTTGTTTCCCTATCAGGTTCTTTGAGGGAAATTAGAATTTTAGATTCTGGTTTTGACTATGAAGAGACCCCAAAAATAAGCATAAATGGAGGAAATGGTTCAGGTGCAAAAGCCTTTGCTAATATGAAGTTGATTAATCACTCAGCACCATTTGATTCACAATCTCAAGTTGGTATAGGCACCTCAATCTCTACTATTGAGTTCGGTATATACCATAAATTTAGAAACTCCGAGAAAGTAATTTACACTACAAACAATCAAGATGCTATTGGGGGACTGGTTCCCAACGAATCATATTTCGTATCGATTCAAAACAATTTATCTGTAAAACTTCATAAAAATTTAGCAGATTCTATCTCAGGAATTAACACAATATCTTTACTTTCATATGGTACAGGAGTTCATGAGTTAAAGTCGTTTAATAAAAAGTCAATAGTCGAATCGATCAATGTAGTTTCTTCAGGATCTAACTATCAAAATAAAAAAAGATCTATAGGGTCTGTAGGGATCAATACTTCATTGGATATTGTTAATATTAAAAATCATGACTATGGTACGGGAGAAATAGTCAAATATACTTGTGAGGGAAATCCTGTTGGTGGTCTATCCATTAATGCTGAGTATTATCTGACAAAAATAGATAAAGATTCATTCAAGTTATCAAGAATAAACACTGAGTTGGGATCCAAAGGGAAAGATTATTTTTATAAAACTGGTCAATATGAAAATTTAACAAGTTCTGGTATAGGAACACATATTTTTAATTATCAAGATATTTCCGTAAATTTAATTGGAAAGGTCGGAATATCATCTATTGGCAATGAAACTTTTGAGGCTAAAATTGAACCAATTTTCCGTGGAGAAGTGACATCATTATACTTATCTAATGGTGGAGTTGGATATGGATCGTCTGAGGTCATAAACTTTGAACGACCTCCAGAAATAAGATTGGGATTTGGATATGGGGCTCAAGTCAAACCGGTTATAAGAAATGGAAGTATAGTACAAGTTATAATACTAAATTCTGGTAGAAATTACACTCACTCGCCAGATTTAAATATTATTGGTAGTGGTATTGGTGCTGTTTTGATTCCCATCATAGTTGATGGGAAATTGTCATCTATAAAGATAAATTCTGGCGGATTTGGATATGATCAAGAGACATTTATAGACATCGTATCTTCTGGTCAAGGGGCAAGTTTTAAATCAATACTTCAATCTTGGAGGATAAATCTCTTTGAGAAAAACTTTTCAAGAGTATCTGATGACGATGGTTACATTACTGAGGGATTAAATAAAAATCTTGGACTCCAATACTCTCACATATATGCTCCCAGAAAATTAAGAGAATCTGTTTTCTCTGTTGATCAGGATGGAAAAATTTTATATGGCAAAAAAGACTTAAAACGTGTTAATAGTTTAGAAGTAAGGTCATCAGATCACTCACCAATTATTGGGTGGGCATATGATGGAAATCCAATTTATGGTCCATATGGATTTGCAACAAAATCTGGTGGAATTGTACTCCAAATGAAATCTGGATATAGTATTGATTTAAAAGAGTCAAGACCACCAGTATCTTTGTTCCCAGAAGGATTTTTTGTAGAAGACTATTCTTATCAGTATGTTGCAAATGATGATATTCTTGACGAAAATAATGGGAGATTTTGTGTTACTCCCGATTTTCCTGAGGGAACATACGCATATTTTACAACGATTAATGACAGTGCCGTAGATTCTTCAGGACCATTTGCAAAGTATAGAAGACCCAGCTTCCCATACTTAATTGGAAATAATTATAATGATAATCCAATAGATTTTAATTTTCAGAGTAAATCGAATCAAGATGATATTGATATAAATGATGAAAATTGGTGTAGAGTTATAAATCCATATAATCTGATTGAAGATAATATTAAATACGAGTATCTGTATATACCTCAAAATCTATCACAAAAATCAACTATAAATTTTGTATCTAATGGAAGTATAGATTCTGTAGGAATTACTAGTGCGGGAGATCTTTATCAAATTGGAGATTCAATCTCGTTTGAGGATAGAAGTATCTCCGGAAATAGGGTATCTGCCAAGGTCTCAATGGTTGGTGGAAAACACGTAAACAATATCAGTGTGGCCACGAGCAGCATTGGAGACGTTGAAATATATCCATCATCAATACGGGGAGAGTATGTATTATATACTCCAAATCCACATGAATTTGAAAATCAAGATATTATTACAATTTCTGGGATATCTACAACAACAACTAAAATTGAGGGTTCATATAAAGCAAATGTAAAAAATAATGTTTTATTCGTAGTTGGATTGGGAACAGATGTGTCTGGAATTCAATCATCAACATCAACTGGGTTGGTGACATATTTTAATGTTTCTGGAGATTTGACATATCCAAATATAAGAGAAAACGATATTCTTAGTATTGGATCAGAAAAAGTGAAGGTCTTAAACATTGATAGGAAAATGTCGAGAATAAGGGTCTTGAGATCTATTGATGGAACTATTGGACCTTCACATCCACCATTCGAAGAACTTTTAGAAGTTTCTAAAAAAATAATCATAAAATCAAAATCAAATGAAAAGAATGATTATAAACTTAATAAAGAGTTATATTTCGATCCAAGTGAATCTGTTGCTTTGGGCACAACATCTGGAGTTGGCATAGGAAGCACAATATTCTTCTCAAATCCAGGAACAGGAACTACAGAAATTTTTATACCAACAAAATCAATATACATAAAGGATCATAATCTCAAGACCGGAGATATATTGACATACTCTCCAAACAATGGAAGTCCAATAATAGTTGCTGAAGAAGAAAATCCCTCTTCTCCAATATCCCTTTTGGATCAACAAGAGGTTTTCGTTGCAAAGATAAATGATGATTTGATTGGTATTTCTACAGTTAGAGTTGGTCTTAGCACTTCTGGCAATTTTGTTGGTATTGCAGAAACTCATAGAGACTCTAGAACTTTATATTTCTCTGGAATTGGAACGGGAGTTTATCATAGTTTCTCTACAAATTATAAGGCTAATACTGGAAAAATTACAAGAAATATAGTTACAGTATCGACTGCTCAGACGCATGGATTGATGAGTGGACATGATGTTTTTGTTGATGTTAATCCATCAATATCAACAACATTCTCCGTTAAGTATAATGACTACAACAGAAGAATTATTATAAATCCCAAAGAGTTTTCTTCTGTGGGAGTGAGCACAACTAATGATAGTATAACGATAGAAAATCATGGATTTTCTACTGGAGAAAAGGTAATATACACCTCAACATCTCCATCACAAGGTCTTGAAAATAACGGAATTTATTATATCATATCTATAGACGATAATATTTTCAAATTAGCATCCAGCTATGAAGATTCTAAGAATATTACTCCACCAGCAGTTAAAATATTAGAAGCATCTTCTGGATCAATCAACCCAATAAATCCACAAATAAAAGTATATAAGAATTCTAGAGTAATTTTTGATCTATCAGACAATTCATTATCCTATTCAAGTCTTTCGACATTATATTCTGCTTTTGAGTTTAATTTATATTCTGATAACAATTTCACAAGCAAATGGAGTAAAATAAAAGATGGAACGTCATTTAATGTTGAAAAGATAGGATCTATAGGAGTTACTACGGATGCCAAAGTTATTTTGACAGTTAATGATGAAATTCCAGATACTCTTTATTATAAATTGGATCCAGTATTTGAAAGTAATATTCCAGAAGAAAAGCAAAGTGTTATTGTAGATTT